TAACTGATGTTAGTGGTAAATTTGTAAAAGATGAATCTTTTTTAGTTAATGGTGTTCCAAATGGAAGAGTCATCACAAAGGTTGATTCTTTTGGATTTAATGACGTAAAATCAATACAGAGTGCTGTCGGTGTATCAACATTTTTCGCAGATATTGTGCTTAATGATGGAACTAAATTAACAAATTTAGTTTCTGGAAATTTAAGATTAAGTAACTCTGATGTTTTAGGTAATAATACTTTAGGAAATGCTGGTATCATTACATCATCTGGACAAAACTTCTCTGGTATTATCACCTCAAATAACATTATAAGTTATAGTGTGCCTGGCGAAACTGTACCTAGATTTAATAGAGTTGTTGGTGTATCAACTGACGGATCTAAATTACAAGTCGTTGGTGTTGCAACAGTGCCTGGTGTTTGTGAAGGTGGAGTTCTAGATGGTCAAGTTGCAGGGTCACTTGATGTAAATGATATTTTAGTTCGTAAGACATCATTTGATTTAGATCAAAATAGTCTTTTAACACCTGTAAGACATAATAATATTGAAAGTTTAGATGTAACCACAACTACAGTTCAACTTAGAAAACAGTTTAGTAATATCACAGTTGCTGATAATAAATTTACATCACCCACAGCTGGTGCAGATTTGTTCTACCAGCCTTTTGATGAAGAGAGATATTTCATATCATATAATGAAGGATCTATTGAACCATTAAAAGAAAGTCAGGTAAAAATTTCTGAAGATAAAAAAACCGTAAATTTTGTTGGATTAAGTTCAGCTTCTGGAAAGGCCAATCTATTTGCAACTGTTTTAAAGAGTAAAGTTAAAAATAAACTTAAAAGATTGAATAGTGCAAACGTAATTAATATTAATCGTTCAAGTTTATCTGCGTCTGGTATTGGCACTAATAGTTTAAATGATGGTTTAACATATAATAGAGTATTTGGAACTAGAGTTCAAGATCGCAAAATTTCATTAAATGTTCCTGATGCTGTTCAATTATTAGCTGTATTTGAATCAAATGATTCTGGTGATGCTGATTTACCATCAATAACTTTAACTGCATATTCTGGCCCAAGTGGAAACAATTCAGATTTAATTGTTGGTGAAAAAATTACAGGCTTGGATAGCAACGCTATTGCAGTTGTAGTGGAAAAACCATCAACTACAACTCTTGGAATTGTCATGTTGAACCAAAATGAATTTGCGATTGGTGAAACTCTTAAGACTGAAAAATCTGGTATCACAGCCTTGTTAACTGTTATAAACTCTGGTGATCGTGATATTACAAATCAATATGACTTAGTTGTAAATTACAAACCAACTTACTGTGATTTCTCCTTTATAGAAAGAAAAAGAATTTTTGAGGCGCCTACAAATAGATTAAAAATTGTATTTAAAAACTTCTTCGTTACATCAGACGATACTGGTGATTTCTTTAACGCATCTAGTTATCCAGTGGATTCTAAGGAGTTAATTCCAATTGATCGTGGTTATGGGGAATCTGTAAGTGATTTAATTGATATTCGACCAAGAGTTGCTCCATATAACACATCATCAACGGTATCTCCATTTGATTTTGCATCAAGATCATTTGCAACAGGCACTAATCCACCAGATCCCTTAGTTCCAGATGAAACTTTAGTCGTATCTTATAATTATTATCAAGGAAGAAAAGATAGATTATTCTTAGACAAGACTGGTAATTTTGTATATCTTCAAGGAGTGCCGTCAGATGATCCAAAAGAACCACAAACGATTGGTGATGCAATAGAGGTTGCAAAAATTTCAATGCCTCCATTTGTTGACAACATAAATCAAATTAAAATGATTCGCACGAATCACAAGCGATTTACAATGTCAGACATTGGAAGACTTGAGAAAAGACTTGATAGTGTTGAATATTATACACGACTATCTCTTCTTGAATCTGACACAGCAAATTTAACAATTACTGATGCTAACGGATTAAATAGATTTAAATCAGGATTTTTTGTAGATAATTTTAAAAAACACGCAGCTCATCAAATTGCACATCCAGACTTTTCTGCAAGTATTGATGCAAAAAATGGTTATCTAAGGCCAGGCCATTACACAACTTGTCTTGACTTAGTTGTTGGCTCAAGATCATTTATTGGTATTGGAACAACTGCAAATCCAACTTTAGATATTAATCATGTCACTGATGTTGATGGAGAGAATATTAAAAAAACAGGAAGACTCTTAACTTTAGATTATACTGAAACAGAAATGTTGAAACAAATTTACGCCTCAAGAGTCGAGAACGTAAACCCATTTCTAATAGTTTATTATTCTGGTGATATGGAAATTTCTCCAGATTCTGATATCTGGATGGATACAAAGAGAGTAGAAGCTAGCGTTACTGAAGACACTTCTCAGTATGATAATACAATAGCACAATTAGGTATTGATGAACAAACTGGGTTTAGTGAAGTTAATTGGGGTGCATGGGAAACAAACTGGACATCTGAAGAAGTTGAAAGCACTTGGGAAAGATCATCAGAGAAACAGATGGATATTGTTGATCCTAAAGATTTACCACCAGGCACGAAGTTAAATGTTCAAAATATTGCCAACTATAAAATGGTATTGAAGTTGAATGGAAAATGGCTTCCAAAAGGTGCTGGTAAAATTACTGATGCAGTTTTAAAAACTTCACAAAAATATGAAGATATCTTAAAAACAACCGAACAGTCAAGAGAGGGTATTCAATATAAAGTTACTCCAAAAATTAATGAACAATCTCTTGGAGATAGAACTTTAAGTCGTGATATTATTCCTTACATGAGAGAGAGGAATATTCAAATCACAGCTAATCGTATGAAGCCTAGAACTCGTTTTTATGTCTTCTTTGATAATGTTGATGTTACTAGATTTGTAACACCAAAATTAATTGAAATTGAAATGATTACTGGTATTTTTAGTATTGGTGAACGACTTCATGGACATCATCCAAATAATGTTGCTCGACATAGGAGTTTTAATGCTAGAGTTGCTGCGCCTAATCATAAAGAAGGGCCATATAATGCACCAACAAAAATCCTTACATTAAATCCTTATGATAATGCCGCTGGTATTTCAACTGTATATTCAACATCTTCTAGTATTGTAAATATCGATACATTTAGTCTTGCAACACAAGTTGAAGGTAATTATAGTGGACATATATCAAAAGGAATGATATTGAAAGGAATATCAAGTAGAGCTCAAGCAAGAGTAAAAGATGTTAGACTTATCTCTGATACTCTTGGTAATTTAAAATGTTCATTTAACATACCAAATCCAAATAGAGATGCAAATCCAAGATTTGAAACAGGAACAAAAACTCTAAGACTAACAACAAGTCCAACTAACTCAACAGTAGCTGGAACTGTTACAGGGTCTGCTGAAGCTAACTTCCATGCAAAAGGTGAATTAGAAACTGTTCAAGAACAGATATTAAGTATTAAAACTCCTCAAATTGAAAGATTATCAACCGAAGAACAAAGAGTTTTAAATGATAGAATTACAAGAAGAGTTGAGGGCCCTGCTGGACAAACAGTGACAGAAGTTACTGGTATTCAATACTATGACCCTCTCGCACAAACTTTCCGTGTGGATGAAACAACAGGTATTTTCATTACATCTGTTGACGTATTCATGCAAACAAAAGATGAAGAATTGCCTTTAACTCTACAGGTTAGAACAGTTGAAACTGGTTTACCAACATCTAAGATTCTACCATTTAGTGTTGTTGTTTTAGATCCAAGTGAAGTTAATGTATCAGAGGATGCATCAATTCCAACCACATTTAGATTTGAATCACCAATATATCTAACTGGTGAACAGGAATATGCTTTGGTTCTTGTAACTCCAGCGGAAAACTATAACTGTTGGATATCAAGAATGGGAGAGGTTGATATATCGACTGCTAATTTACCAGATGAACAACAGGTATTAATCAGTCAACAACCATACTTAGGTTCTTTATTCAAGTCACAGAACGGTACTACATGGGATCCTAGTCAGTATGAGGACATGAAGTTTACCATCAGAAGAGCTGTGTTTAACACAGAACCATCTGTGGGCAGATTCTTTAATGCAGAATTATCAGAGGGTAATAATGAAATTCCAACTTTAGCATCTAATCCAATCACTGCATTATCTAAGAAAGCCGTAGTTGGTTTGGGATCAGCATTATCAACAACCCCTTCTGCTGGATTAGTGCCTGGCGTCACCATTAGTCAGTTTGACAACTTAAATGCATCAGCGACTCTTATAAACACTGCTGGTGTTGCAAAAATTGGTGATCCTAATGCTGCCACTATAGTTAACCCTGGCGTTGGATACACACCATCTAATGCGGTTCTCACATATTCAAATATTCCAATGGTTACTGAAACTGGGGAGGGAACTGGAATTATTGGTGACGTAACTGTAAACAATGGTCAGATTGGAGTTGTCACTTTCACAAATGGTGGTCAAAACTATGCAGTTGGTGATACTCTTGGAATCGGAACATTAGGTCTTGGAAATGGTAGTGGTTGCCTTCTTTCTGTTGGAATTGTTTCCATGACTAACAGTTTACTTATCGATAATATTCAAGGATCATTTGTAACAGGAGTTGGAACACTTGGATACAACAATGGATCAACTGTTCTTGGAATAGATGGAAAAACAGTTGGTAGTGGATCCACAATCGCAAGTTTTGAAGTAGATTCAACTAACGATGGATTACATTTCAAAGTTAATCATCGTTCTCATGGATTACATGCATTTAACAATTTAGTCAGAATAACAGATGTCGAGTCAGATGTTCCTGAGACTAAATTAAGTGCTGATTTTGATCTTAATTCAACATCAGATATTTCAGTTGTATCGTCCTCTAACTTTGCAACATTTGAGGGTGTTGGAGTTGGAACAACCAATTATGGATATGCAAGAATAGGTGATGAAATTATATCATACACTGGAGTTGCAGATGGATCTATCACTGGTATCACAACTAGAGGTATTGATGATACTCTTTCATCTAGTCATTCATCAGGTGACATAATCAGAAAATATGAATTTGCTGGAGTTTCTCTCAGAAGAATTAATAAAACACATGATATGAATACTCCAGCAGTAACTGTTCCGAATAATAAAGATCTGGATTTTTACCATATTAAAGTTGATATGAATAAAGATGGCACAGATAGAAGTGGTGCATCTTTACCAGATCGTTTCTTCTCATCAACAAAAAGAGGTGGTGGAATAAATGTGGTTGCAACACAAAATATACAATTTGAAACTCTTACACCAAACGTAACTACAATGACGCCGCCAGGAACATCTGTTGGTGGTCGTATAAGGACAATTTCCGCAACAAGTATTGATGGTTCAGAACAATCATTTGTAGATCAGGGATTTGAATCTGTCGCTATTGGTAATCAAAATCATTTTGAAACACCTAGAATGGTTGCATCTAAGGTTAATGAAGATCGTCAATTATCTGATTTGCCAGGAAATAAATCATTTACATTTGAAGTTTTAATGACCAGTGATAATCCAAATGTTTCACCTGTTGTTGATTTAGATAGAGTTAGCACAGTTCTAACCACAAACCGTATTAATAGTCCTGTATCAAATTTTGCAACTGATAGTCGTGTAAATGAAACTGGACAAGATCCTTGTTCATCAACATATGTTTCTAATTTAATCCAATTAGATAATCCAGCCACTGATATTACAGTTGAGTTTGCTGCGTATCGAAGGTCTGGTTCTGATATTCGTGTATTTTTCAAAACTATCTCAGAGGGTTCAAATGAAAATAGTATGAATGTAGACTTTGAATTATTCCCAGGCTTTGACAATATTGATCAGAACGGTAAGGTTATCAATATTTCTAATAACAATGGAAGACCTGATGATGAAATAACTCCTTCTGTTGGTGGTGAATTTAAAGATTATAGTTTTAGTTCAAGAGAATTACCACCATTCACCAAGTTCCAAATTAAAATTGACATGGTTGGAACTGATCAAGCAAAACCACCACTTATCAAAGAACTCAGAGCTATCGCAGTTGCATAATGAAAAATTTAACTCCAGTTGAGGGAAGTTCTGGATTATATCGAGATTCAGAATCTACAGCGATTATCAACAAAGATAAAAAGGCATATCTTGCATATATGCAACGCAAAAAGGATGCTGAAAAGAAAAATAGTGAATTAGATAAAATGAAAGAAGATCTCGATAATGTTAAGGGAGAGTTAGGAGAAATTAAAGGTCTTTTATCTACTCTTGTTCAAAAACTAAATAATTAGAAAAATGGCACAACAACAGATAATCACTTTTGATCCAGATGTCGCTGTCCCATATGGTGTAAATCTTACCATATTTTCTGGTGCTGATTTTAACACTACTTTTACCGTTAGAACTTCTGCTGGTTCTAGTATAGATTTTTCCAACTATACAGGAAGAAGCAATATGAAGAAATCTGCAATTGGAACTGCAAATACTTTTGGTGTTACTCTCGGTGACACAAACGGAAGAATAACTCTTTCTATGGGTTCAACTGTTACTAGAGGTTTAGCTGAAGGTAGATATCTATATGATATCAACGTAAGTTCTGGTTCTACTTTTTTTAAAGTGATAGAAGGTAATGTTCTTGTCAGAACAGGTATTTCAACTTAGAGGTGAAGAATGGCTCAACCAAGTTCGAGAGAAGGTTTAATAGATTACGCAAAAAGACAGCTTGGATTTCCTGTCTTAGAGATTAACGTTGCAGATGAACAGTTTCAAGATCTGTTAGACGATGCTATCCAAATATATCAAGAGAGACATTATGATGGTATCGCAAGAATGTATTTGAAATATAAAATTACACAAGATGATATTGACAGAGGACAAGCAAGAGGAGGAGATTCAACTCTAGGAATCACGACAACAACCACAACATCAACTGTTGGATTATCAACTACTTTTAATATAGAAGAAAATAATAATTATATACAAATGCCTCCATCTGTAATTGGAGTTAATCAAATATTTAAAGTTAGATCAGATACTGTTTATGATGGTTTGTTCAATATTCGTTATCAGTTGTTTTTAAATGACTTATATGCATTTGGATCAATTGATCTTCTTCAATATGCGATGGTTCAAACTAAACTTGAAGACATCACTTTCTTACTAAATCCAGATGTAAGATATAGATTTAATATTCGTCAGGATCGTCTTTATATTGATGTTGATTGGGCACAAATAAACAAAGATGATTATTTTGTGATTGATTGTTTCCGAATCTTAGATCCAGATGATTTTACAAAAGTGTACAATGATCAATTTCTAAAGAGATATTTTACTGCTTTATGTAAAAGACAGTGGGGACAAAATCTAATTAAGTTTCAAGGAGTTCAATTACCTGGCGGTATTCAATTAAATGGTCGTCAAATATATGATGACGGTGTTGCAGAGTTGGCTGAGATTAGAGCCAAAATGGCAAGTGATTATGAAATGCCTCCACTTGATATGATTGGATAATGTTAAATCCGTTTTTTCTACAAGGTTCTAAAGGAGAACAAGGTTTAGTTCAAGACTTAGTTAACGAACAACTAAGGATGTATGGCATCGAGTGCCATTATATTCCTCGTAAGTTAGTTACCTCTAGAACAATCATGAAAGAGGTAACTGAATCTAGATTTGAACAAGCATTTCCTCTTGAAGCATATTTAATGAATATTGATGGATATGCTGGATCAGGAGATATACTTTCAAAATTTGGTGTTCGAGTTACTGATGAGGCAACATTTGTAATATCTAAAGAAAGATTTGAAGAGGCAGTAGCACCATTTCTAGAGCAAGATGATGACTATACTTTATCGAATAGACCAAAAGAAGGAGATTTAGTATTTTTTCCTTTAGGAAAAAGAATGTTTGAGATTAAGTTTGTAGAGCATGAGAGACCATTCTACCAACTACAAAAGAATTACGTTTATCAACTACAATGTGAACTCTTTGAATATGAAGATGAGGTTATTGATACAAATGTAAATACAATTGATGAGGTTGTTCAAACAGAGGGTTATATTGCAAGGTTAGTTTTATCTGGTATAGGTAGTCTTGCAACCGCAAATACAACTCTCAACTTTGGTGCTGTTCAACAAATATTCTTACAGAATGATGGATATGGATATCTCACTGCACCTACTGTTTCTATCAGCACATCACCTGGCGTAGATGCAACTGCTGTTGCAATCATGACATCTCGATCTGGTATCGGAACTGCTAAATCTATTGATAAAATTCTTTTAATCAATCCTGGCAGTGGATACATCGGAATACCCACTGTAACCGTGCCAGGCGCTGGTATAGCGACTGCTGGCATCACGACTCTAGGTTCGGTAGGTATTGTTACAATTACATCTGGTGGATCAGGTTACACCACAACACCAAATGTTGCGATTACTACCGCACCATCAGGAGGGACTGATGCGGCTGCTGAAGCAGTTATGGTTGGTGGAACGATTAGTGCGATCAGAATTAGTAACGCTGGTGCTGGATATACTCTTGCACCAACAATTACAATAGGTGCTGCAACGACTATTGGAAATGGTGATTATATCTTTAATGAAACAGTTCAAGTATCTTCAGATTCTTCAGAGACTGCAAGAGTTAAAGTATGGGATGCAGGGTCTAGAACTCTTGATGTAAGTATCTTAACTAAGATGGAATTTCAAGTCGGTGAAAAAATTAAAGGACTTGAATCTGGTGCGGAGTATGTGATATTATCAGTTGATTATGATACACCAAATGATTATCCAAATTCACAATATAAGGCGGATCAATATAACGACAATGCAGACTTTGAGACAGAAGCTGACGCCATTTTAGACTTCTCAGAAGGCAATCCGTTCGGAACATTCTAAATAGTTAGAAAGCTTTGATATGTTAGGTACTTAT